ATGTCGTCTGGCGTGAGCGCCTGCACAACCGTCTGCTGCACGATTGCCATCACCTGATCTGGCGTCATCGCCACGGAAGCAAGCTCAAGCCGCTTCGTTTCGGCCTCGTAGCGTTTCGTTTCAGCCTCGTATTCCTTGACCTCGGCCATACGGCGCGCTTCCTCGGCGTCTGCCTCGGCTGCCTTCAACGCCTCCTGCGCCTCGGCCACGATCTGCTGTGCCTGTTGCAAGGCCTCCTCGCGCTGATCGATCTCCACTTGCGCGGCCTCGACAACGGCGCGGATCTTCGGATCTTCGTCGCCTTCTTCAGCCTGTTCGGCCTTCTCGATGGCGGCCTTCATCTCTGGCGGCATCAAGGCCTTGGTGCGCTCGGCCCACTCCTCGGCACCCGGCCAATCCATGTTCCGGGCCATCAGGTCGCCGTGCGTCATCATCACTTGCGGGTTGCCGCGCGCGATCTCGAGCTGCGCGTCCAAGGCTTCCATGCGCTTCGTGGTGTAGCTCGGGCCGGTATCGACCTCGACGTCGTACTCGCCCGCGCCCAGGTTGAACACCTTGAGCCCATCCATGTCGGCCTTCGGGACGCCACCGGGAAGCGGCTGCGCCTGGACATAGGCCTCGTCAGCCTCGCCGTCCTCGCTCACCAGACGCACCACGCGCCGGGAGTCGTAAATCTTCGGGATCAGGTCGAGAAGCTGCCGGCCGAGGTAGCGGATGGCCCGGTTCAGGTTGTCGTGATAGTGGAACGTGGCGACATCGCCCTCACGCTGGCGGGCCATGATCGCCCTGCCGGACTTCTCGTTAGACGGCGCCCCTAGCGTGGCGTTGTACATGCCGAGCGCGCTCTGGATGTCGTGTTCCGCGTGCTGCATCTCGGCAGCGAACCCGGCCGGAATGTCGGCGGCAGCCTCGCGCCTGGGCGGCGGCAGGATAGTCCCGCCAACCTCGACGGGGTTGTACGTCAGCACCGCGTGATTGTCCGTGTGCGCCGTGTCCCAATTCGGATCGTCTTCCGTCTGGCCGACTGCCGCGACCCATGGGGCTTTCGGCGTCAGCGCAACCCGTTCAGCGAATGCCGTCCGCGCGAAGTTGTAGAGCATCTGGCCGTCCTTGCCGATGCGATACAGCCCCGAATACTCGACCTTGCCGTTGATGTCCGTCTCGGTCCCGTACACCGGGATGATCGGGATGTACTGCCCCGCCCAATCGCGCTCCTCGAGGATCTCGGCGCCCGTCATCCGGCACCATTTCACCTTGTCGATCTTGGCCTCGCGGGATTCCTTGACGGGCATCATGTCCTGCACGCCCTCCGCGATGGCCTTCTCGTACTCGTCCTTCGTCACCGTCACGCCGTCGGTGAGTTGGTAGATCGTCTCGGTGGCCGGCTCCTTGTACCAGTACTCGACAACGCGCACGTCGTCGTCGGTCATCCAGCCCTCGCCCCAATCGCTAGACTTGGCCTCGACATCCTTCGCCTTCGGCCACTTCGCCTTGTAGACGCTCTTGGGCATCGTGTCGACGACGAACCCATCCTCGGCGTCCGACCCGTCTGCGGATTGGTGGGGTGCGAGCAGCACCGCGAGCGAGTTGCGGACCCGCTCGATGCGAATCTCCTGGTCGAAGCTCTTGGGGCTGACGTACTCGGTCAACACGCGGAAGTACCCGAACCCGTGCCCGACGGAATGGTCGAGCGCCGTATCGAAGGCTTGGTCCGCGTTCGACGCCATGAGGATCGATCGCGTAAGGCCCTGGAAAGCGTCGGCCACATCTTCGTCGCCCTCGCCCTTCGGCCTGAACTTGATGGCGGGGCGATTCTGCCGGCCATCGTTTACCACTTGGCGCACGTACTGGTTGATCTTGTCGAGGACGAGCGCGGGACGGTTGGAGTCGTCGCGGCGCTTCTTCATCGCCTCGGGCCATTGGTCGCCAGCGCGGAACTTGATGTCATCGAGCGCACGCTTGCGGTTGTCGGACCAGTACTCCTCGATGACTTTGTAGCGGTCCTTGGCGCGCTTGAGCAACGCATCCTTGCGCGCGGTATCGCCGCTCGGCTTCGATTCGCCTTCGACTGTCTCGGGTTTCTTGATTCGTGCCATGGCTTACCCCATCCAGCCGCCGACGACGGGACGGCGAATTGCCTTCTCGCGCTTCGGTGAGGCCTTCGCAGCCTTTCGCACGCCCTCGCAGGCATAGCGCAAGGCGTCGATGTAGTGGTTGTTCTTGTCCTCCAGCACCGGCAGGACGTGGCCGGTCAGCCGGTCCACCTTCCATGCGTAGCTCTTGAGTTCCGCGATAAGGCCCGCACAGCGCGGATGCACGATCAGGTCGTAGGACTTCAGGAACTCGACGCCATCCTCGAGCGAGCCCTTGCCCTTGATGGCCGAGTTGATTCGTGGGAACCCGTGCGCCCGCATGTAGCTAACCGTCTCGGGACGCGAGCTGTCGGCCGTGATGAACCACTTGCGGGCGTCTGGCACGCGGTCAAACAGGTCCGGCGTCTGGTCGATCTCGCATCCGACCATCCCGGCCTCGTGGTCGATGCGGATTTCGCGCTCGCCCTGGAGATAGGCGCGCACCAGCACGGTCGGATCGTTCGCGAAGCCCCAATCCGCGCCCATGCGGAAGGTCGTCCCGCGCGGGGCTTCGAAGTCCTCCACGCGCCAATTCTTGAAGACGAGCGCCTCGGACATCTTCCTGTACGCGCCGCACCAGACGTGCTGATACTTGTCCGGGTCGCGCTTGCGGTCGTGTTCCATCTCGTCGCGCAGCACCTTCGGGAACCAAGGGTTATCCCAGTAGTGCGCCTCGACGACGATGCAGTCCTTCGGCCGGTTGTCGGGCGCGAAAAACTGCTCGATTGGGTCATCCTCGCTGTTCGGGTTCCAACTGAACCAAAGCTGGCTGCCGTCCTTGCGGATGGTCGGACGCAGGAGGTCGAGCGAGCGTTGCGATATCGTCTGGGCCTCCTCGATCCACGCGATGTCGAAGCCTTCCAGGGACTTGATGTTCTCGGCGTTGAAGTCCTGCATGCCCCGGAAGATGATCCGGCCGCCGCGCGATGACAGGATGCGATCCCGCTGCACGTCGAAGAATTGGCCGAGCCCGTACCGCTGGATCGTCTGCTCGATGAGTTTCTTCACCGATTGGTCGAGCGTGTCCTGCACCTCGCGGATGCACACCACGTCGAGCTTTTGGCAGTAGGCGAGTTCGACAATCAGGCCTGCGAAGAACCAACTTTTCGCGCTTCCCCGGCCACCCTTGGCGCCCAGGTAGCGGGCAGGCTTCAGGAGCGGCTGGAATACGCGCGCGGTCGGGATCTCGAGGACCGCGCCTTCGGCCGTCACTTCGCTTCGCCCTTGGGGTCCACGATCAGGCGCTGCACGACTGCGACATCGACAGGCCCGCCTCCTGCCCCGGTGAGTTCCAGCGTCGAGGCGTCGCCGTAGAACTTGGGCGCCATCCGAGCCGCGGACCACTTCATCGCGTCAAGGGCGACACGCGCAACGTCCGGCGGGTATTCCCCTGAAAGCACCTGGCTCCCGAGATCGGCTACCGCCTCGCCTTGCGCCATCCCTCTGGCTTCCCGCGCGCGGGCGTATCGGGTTGCGAGTTCGGCGTCACGCTGCATCGCCTTCCACGCCTCGCCCTTGTTGATCCCGGCCTGTTCGCAGGCTGCCCGGAACGACAGGTGATCTTCCTCGATCAGCCCGAGGGCTTTGAGAACGCGAGCATCGGGCGAGAGTTGGGCGGTTTCCACGCCCGCAATTACGCCCGAACGTAGTTCGGGTTTGGGATAACTAGGCGGCCTTGCGACGGACTTCGTGGCGCCTGATGGCCTCGTCCAGGTCGTCTAGGAACGCGGAGGACGAGAACGGTTCGGCGTAGTGGCCCACGGGGATCACGTCCATGGGGATGGCTGGACGGCCGCGCAGGTTGACGTGGACGGTGGCCGGGTCGAAGGGCTCGGAGCGGACGTGGATTCGGCCGGATGTGCGGCAGTACCAGACGGCGATGCAGCCAAGTTCGGACAGGCGGGCGGCGAATCTGCGCTGGAGTCGGATTCTGTCGGTGGAGTTCATTTCAGCGTCCTCCGCTTTTTGATTGCGACCTTCGGAATCGTCATCAATTCCCCGTATGGCTTCGCGCTGTTGTGCGTCACGGCACGGTTTAGGGCAAGGACTAGAACTTCCTTGTTTTCCGACACGAAGAATCCGGCTGTCGCGCACAGAAACGGCTTTTCAGCCTCCGTGATTTGGGCCTCGCCTTGCCATCCGGCGCTACCGCATGAGTCCACCCATTCGACATACAGAGCGCGGGCTGGCGTCATGCGGCCTCCTGGTCGTCTCCGGGCTGGCGGGTGGGTTTCGGGAGCCATTTGGCGAGCGGGCTGACTGCGGGGTGTTCGATGGGCCGAAGGCGCTCGCGCAGGGCTTTGACGGCGGGCGGTTCGTTGGCGTAGACCTCGCGCCGGCGGCGATCCACCCACGCCTCGGCCTTGTTCGGCATGGCGGCCCATCGTTGCGAGGCTTCCACGATCTGCGAGGCCATGGCGGGGCTCTGGCTGCGGGCGTGGTAGGCGCAGAACCAGCGGCATTCGCCCAGGGTTGAGTCGGCGCGCGTGCCGGGGAATTCGCATTGCTCGCCGTCGGACATCCAGCTGCAGCGGCTCATCGGACAGCCTCCTCGGCCTTGGTTGCGAGCTTGGTTCGGATCCGGTTGCGAAGGCCATCCCACGACTCGCCGCCCCTTGCCGGCCAGAGCCCGAGTTCGCGGGCCTTGGCCTCGGTTGCGCGCTCGTCGGTTGCCCAGGCGGCGCCCTTGCCGTTCGGCTTGGCGGGGCTGGTCCGGATGCGCTCGATGATCGCGGCTAGGTAGGGCGGGGATAGCTGGCCCTCGTTCGACTTTTTCGCCTCGGCGATGGCCTTGCGGAGTTCCTCGACGGTGACGCCATCGCGGACCATCTCGACCACGGCGGGGTGGCAGGCGGTTCCCCTGACGCCGTTCGCGGACATGACGCCCCAAAGCTCGCCGGCCCGTTCGTGCTGCGCGGTGCCGACTGCGAGGCCAACCCGCAGGGCTTCGACTGCCGCGTGGACGGCGGGATCGGGAGTCGGGGTTGCCGTACCCCCGTCAGGGGGAACCACACCCGCAGGGGGTTCCGAATCCGGCGTGGTTTCAATTGGCACTGCGGGTGTTGTTTCTTTCCCTTCCCTTCCATTCCCTTCCATTCCCTTCCCTTCCGTCGGCGGGACTCGGGGGGAATTGGCGGGAGGCGGGTATTTCGATGGACTTCTCTTGTCCACCTTCTGGTGCTTTGCAAATCCGGCGATCTGCAAATAATCAATGCTTTCAACGCTGTAGACGGTCACCAAGCCTAACGCGCGCAATTCCTCCATTAGTCGGGGGATTTCGGCGGAATCTGCGGGAAGAATTTGCATCTTGATTCGCTTCGGCGAGTACTCCATGCGCCCCTCGTCGTCGGCGAAGTTCCAGAGCCCGATGAAAAGCAGGCGCGCGAAAGCCGAAAGCTCGACCACTTTCTCGTCGGTCCAGAAATCGGGTTTTATTGTTCGGATGCGTGCCATCTACTCCCCCCACTGGAACCGCGCCGTGATGCCCGGCTCGATCCCGTAGAACTTGGTTACGGTGAGGTCCACGATCTGCGAGTCGTCGGCGTAGACGATCCCGTTGCAGGCATCAAGGACCAGCTTGGAAATGTTGTCGGCGTCCGGTCGCCCGATGGGCCGGATGACGCTCGATATGGCGTCCTGGCGCTTCGCCTTGGGCCAACTGGCGGGGATGGGCATGACGGCCTTGACCTCGGCGATGACGCGCCCGGCGGCGATCTGGCGGCCCTTCATGGCCCCCTTGGCGATCAGGGCGATGGCGGCCTCGGCGTTGCGCGTCTTGGTCGGCGTGAAGGTGCCGCGCGAGGTGACGCGGGCGCGGGCCTTGCCGATGGGGACGATGGGGACGCGGAATTCGACGTTCACCGCAGCACCCCCCACTTGAACCTTGCGCGCTCGCCGTCCTCGATCCATTGCACGGTGGCCTCGCGCTCGGGCAGATGCAGCTCGATCACGATGGCCGGGCGGCCCGATGGCGTCTTGACCGTCGAGCCGACTTCCGGGGGCATGGGCTGCGGGCGCTGGATCATCTGACGGCCCTCATCAGCGCGCGCAGTTGGCCGCGGTCGGTAAGGGACGCGCTCAAAATGTCGCGCTCAATGTCCTGCCTCAATGCCAGCATCGCCGGCTGAATGAACCGGCGGCTGTAGTCGTCAAGCGTCAGCGTCAAATCGGATTCGTAGAAATTGAACTCTCCGAGCCGCCCCACCTCCGGGACGATCAACGTCGCATCCATGGCCACGATCCGCATGAGCGAATCCGCCCGCACGATGGCGGGGGCCGCGCCGATCGCCAGGATCGATCCGAGGAAGCCGCGACGGTTCATGGTCATGCCGGGTAGTGGTAGAGCCGCACGATGCCGCCCTCGGCGCGTGGCGTGGCCTTGGACACGTCCTTGAAGTCGGCGCACAGGACCAACTCGCGGCCGTAGCGGCACTCGACGCGCTTGCCCTGCGTGGTCAGATGCC